TGACTACATAAAAGAGCGTTTGTACAGAGTGGCAGCGAAATATTCAGCCACAGATTTCAGTGTCTTTGAAGCTACGTTCAAGAAATGGCTGATGGAAATCTGTGAGTTCAAACTCTACAAGTACATGTGCAAGCACGTCCCAGGTGGCCCCGATTTCACTGATCTGTATTGTGAAATACTTGGAGGCACCAACAAAATACGATCGAAATTCTTTACTGTTTTCGTGGAAGCTATACGTATGTCTGGCGAAATGTCAACGTCATTGGGCAATGGGTTTACCAACCTTATGCTCATGTTGTTCGTGTTCAGCGAATCCGGCTGTACAGACGTGACACCGGTGGTTGAAGGAGATGATGGACTCACCTCGTTCAAAGGAAAAGCCCCGACAGAAACATTGTTTACCCAACTAGGATGCAAAATCAAGTTGGTTATCCACGAAAAGATAGAGACCGCAAGTTTTTGCGGTATTGTCTTCGACCCAGTCGAAAAGATCAACCTCACCGATTTTCGTGAGACTATTGTTGGTTTCGGCTGGGGCAATTCTCGCTACTCGCGATCAGGATCGAAAGTGAGAATGATGCTATTGCGTTCGAAGGCCCTATCGTTAGCTCATCAATATCCAGGATGTCCCGTAATCACAGCTCTCGCTAGATACGCTTTACGCGTTACACGAAAAGTTCGTAATTACATGTTTACCTTTATGGAAAAACAGGGCTCACACGTCTCACAGTGGGAACGGCAGCAGATTCTTGCCGCAATGCAAGCACTACCGATTGATGAAACCAGGATAAAATGGAGAGAACCAGGACCGCTGACCAGGATATTGGCCAGTGAGCTCTATGGCGTATCGCCCGAGGATCAAGTTAGACTAGAAAAATACCTAGATTCTAAGAGTGATCTCACACCGCTAAATATCGATTTTCTCGATCTGAATTCACATAGTTCGTGGTCGGACTATTGGGATCGATACGTATGCGAAGAGTCAACAGACAACTTGACTAACCCGCCCATTCCGCGGCAGAAGCCCAGGTGGGACCTTTGTAAGTTCAGAAAGGCCCAGAAACAGACCTAGTTCTGTTGTCCACTGTAAGGGGGCCCAAAATGCCCAACACTCCCCGAGTGTTCAGCCCCAGGGGGTTCTTATCGAATTGTTCTCCCAAGAACAACTGAG